TAAAGCCACTGACTCCTGCTCGTTTTAATCTTGGATCACTCATCCGTGCCCCCTCCTATCGGGCTGTTACAGGTACATTACCTGATGTTACAAATGGGTTTTCGGCAAATGCCATGTAGATATATGTACCGCCACTAATATTATTATGAACAGCAGCTGTAGAACTATTTCTTAATTTAAAACCATTTGAAATAAAGTCCATACCCGTGCTATTAATTCCTTCATTAGAAGTATCATTCGCTAATAACCAACTATCATTTTCATTTTCTGGTTGTCTAGCACTATCAAACATAAGCCAATAACCTGTAGAGTCAGTTCTTTTTACCATAATAAAAGCAGGTCTAAACCCAGTATATATGAATGTTCCGTCTGTACTTCCATTCCCTATATACCTATCGAACTTGCTATATCCTTCTATTTCTGCGAAACAGTAGGACAAAATATTTTGGCTAGATGCATTAGTATCATTATCAGTTCCAACAGTAAAAACATTAGATGTTGGTTCAGTATTATTAAATTTAGCTGTTTCCGTTAATTGTGCAAAAGTTCCATTTAAAACTAAATTTTTAGTAGCACCTAATGATTGATGATATACTCGCCAATAATTGCCACCTGCATCACGATTTTTAAAAATCATCATAGCAGGTGCTTTACCTAATCCATGACCTACAGTCGCTACACTTCCTGTTCCTGTAAATGTGACTATGGAAAATCCTGCAGTCGTATTCGCTTGAACTGTTGAGGTGATGCTTCCGTCTGTGTTAGATGATGTACTCCCTGCGTTTGCTTTCCAAGACCAACCTACATTTGTAAATCCTGTTCCATTGATACCTACATTATCACCTAAAGTAAATCCGTCACTATCAAATGAAGTTAGCATTGTAGTAAAAGTAGTTTCAGCATCTGGTGCATTACTTGCTAATTGTTTATTAACACCTCTACTTGAATCATTTAATCTGTGAGATGCAGTATTAGTTCTACTTTTTAACCAAACAAAATCTGGTTGAAATCCAACACCTGTTATAGATTGTGTACTACTATTACCACTATATAAAACAGTATTAAAATACTGACTCCCGTCATCAATCGTAGGGGATAATGCAGTTGCTAGGTTTTGAGTACAGAGTGCTAGAAATCCTGTTGGGGGTGCGTAGTAGAAGTCACCATAACCATTTCCGTCTGCGTTTCCTTGTGCAGTTTCTGTTCCTGCAAAACTTCCCTCTTGTCCAAAGTTTGGAATCATTATATTTCCACCAATACTACTGTCAGAACGTATTTGAAAGAATGGTACATATTCTGATGCAGTTAAACCAATGCCAGAAATACTTTCATTGGTTCCTGCACTAGGATTACCAGTAGCACTACCTGAATTATTATAATACGTGCCATTGATACCAAACCAAAGTTTGCCATTATCAAAATCTACTGCAATATTAATAATATCGCCACTAGTCGCAGTTGGTGATGTACCATAATATGTTCCATCTTTGTAATAGAAACTTGCCCAAGGTAAAAAAGCATAATTATAAAATAAACTTGTCACTGGATCACCAGTTACTCCTTTACCATTTAAAACAACAGTTTGTGATGCTTCATTACCTATCCAGCCAGCCACGCATCTGAAGTTTTCTTCGGTATTACTCATACGCACTTCGTGATACCACTTACCACTTTTGACACCAAAAGTGCCAATAGTACCATCCCAATATCCAGTTCTTGAAGTAGTTAATTTTAAATTACCTTCTGATAATGAAGTATTTGCCATTGGTAAAATCGTAGCAAAGTTATTAGTCGGTGTATCTGTAGTAACATCCACTGGTCCCGATAAATTCGTTGGAGTCCATGTGTTATCATTCCCTGAACTATCTTCACCCATATTTCCCGTGTTGTTAAACTTTAAATAGAAACCATTCGTGCCATAAGTTCCTGCATATTGTTTGGGTTTCCATACGCCGCTATCTTCATCAAATTCACCGAATGAACTTGCATCTAATTGTTGTCCGTCTATTAGGTGATATTCTGCCATGTAACCATCAAAATATTGAGTATTAGAGTCAGGATATTTTCCAATATAGTGTGGATTAGTATTATTAATTCTTGTTTGAAAATTTAAACTTGGATAATTTGCAGTGGCAAAAGCAGTTACTTGATTTCCATTTAAATATACTTTTATTCTATTTGATGCTGTTGCTTGTGTTGTGTCAAAAGCAACAACTAAATGATACCAAGCAGAAGCATCTCTTAATAATTGTGTACTTTTAAGTTGTTGATTTTCTGCACCCTCATATCCGTAAATAAATATTTGACCACTGTTATTAATAGCAATATAATCAAAATTATTATTACCACCTGTGCCATCATCAGCCGATAATATTTGTCTTTCATAATTGGCATCTCCACCAGCAAATACTGTTAATTTAAACCAAACTGAAAGTGTAAAAGTTCTTCTATTACCTGCACTACCAGGTGTTCTACTTAAATAAGCACTATCATCATCATTAAATCTAAGGGAATTATCTATTGTATATCCACCGACTGCACTATTTGCTCCCAAGATAGGAAAGGTCATTTATAATACCTCTGTTTTAGGAAATTCTACTAGTGGTCTTGATACTGTTCCGTCTGCTTGTTCAGTATAAGTAAATAAAGTTTTTAAATCTTCTACTGTACCACAAGCATTAATTTGACTTTCCATTTCATTGGACTTTGCTCTCACTTGTGTTCTGTATTCAGTAATCTCAGTAGGTACTACATAGTCAGATGTTTCTACTTCTTTAATTACTTGCCAATCAGTTGGTGCAAGTAGTCCACCTGCTTGTTGTTTAATGATTGAAATTTTTTGACCTTTTAATCCATATTGTTTGACATCACCTACTGCTTTATCACTAGGGATTTCATCACCTTCTACAAATAAAACATCATCTAAAGGTTTAGGAGTTGGATTACTATAACTGCCAATAATAGAACTGCCATCAAAAGAATAACTGATGTCTGTATTAATATAATATTCTTCGTCTTTCTTGTTGGTGTTATCCACCTGTACCTCGTAGATGCCAATTTGGTTTCTTTCATCTTCACTCCATAAAGTATAAATTGATTTAGGATATTGATTATCACCGATAGTAATTCCCTTATTGGAGTTTACTATTTTTACGAATTTTCCGTTTTCTATTAATGCAAACATTAGCCGATATTTAAAGACCTTCCTACTTCTAATAAGTTAGTTCCGTCAGATTTAAAGATAATAATATCTTTAGCTGATGCAGTTGTTGTTAGTGTTGGTGCGGTTGCACCTGTGAATTTATATGCTGAGTTGAATGTTAAAGTTCTGCTACCTGTTCCGTCTTGAATAATAGCTAGAGAATAAAATGCTCCTGCTTGTTGATTGGTCGGTGCATTTAAAGTTCTGTTTCCACCCAATGTCACTTTTGCTACTTGTTGAGTAGATAAATTCCAATCAATCGTTGCTCCGTCTGTTAGTGTTTGTTCTGCAAAATATCCCTTCTTAGCAAATAAGATATTGCTATCAGATAAGGTTAAAACTGTTCCTGTTGCTGATGTAGATAATCCTGTGATTGATATAGAACTATCTAACCAATCAACTGTGTTAGCTGAATAGTCAATAGTAGCTAGTGATATATTATCTGCTCCGTCATAAAATTTTAAAGTTGGGTTTGTAGCATTGGTTGTATCTAACCAAATAGTACCTGCTACTGCTCCACTAGGTGTAGAACTTCCTGAATGTGTTGAATTAATGGCAGAAAGTGCATTGTTTAAATCTGAACGAAATGCAGGAAAACCCTGATTCGCAATATTCATATCGTGTTGAGCCATTGTTTACCTTTTAATATCCTTTCGCAATATAGTCAAATGTTTTACTTATTGCAGTGCCACCACTGTTTTTAAATGTAATGTCAAATCCATTTACAGTCTTAGATGTTATTTCATAAAAATCACCTGTTGCCAACCCTTGTGCTGAAACACCAATCGCAGGTGTAGAAATAAAGATTGGACTAAAGGTAATACTCTTAGTTCCTGCACCTGATACAACATCATTTTCAGAAACTAACCTTTGAGGCATATCTGCATTAACGGATAATTGACTTATTATCGGTGTAGCTGAATTGTTTAGACTTTCCATAAATAGTTTAAATTTAAAATATCTACCTGAATAATCACCTACTGAGAAATTTCTAAATGAGGAATAAGTTGTATTGTCATCTGATACTGCAATCTCTAAATGACTTGTGGCATTAACAGTTGCATCACCATCAAAGTTTGATGCTTGGTCATCAAAATTACCACTAATATTATCAAACAACCTATCTCTATCGGTTGCAGTTTGGGTGATATTAGCAGTAAGTCTAGTAGTTTGAATACTACCCAAATCAATAACATTATCAAATTCATAAGTACCACTAGAATAAATATTATCGTTTTGTGTACCACCATCAAAATTTCTTGTAGTAATGTCATCAAAATTATCTGTCACATTATCATCAAATTGCTCAATCGTATCTAATGTTAAAGTATTATCTATGGCTACTGTATTTGTTTTTGTTCCTAAGAAATTAGGGTGTTGGGTTGAGGTTGAGGCAGTACTAAAATCACCAATAGATGTGATGTTTGTTGTAATGATTGCTTCATTAGAAGAATAGTTGCCCAATTTATCTACTGCTTTAATTAAATAACTTCCTGTTCTAGCAGGAACAGTAATTGATGATGCAGGTCTTGATACTCTTGTGATTAAGGTAAAACTATTTTGCCATTCTGCATTAACAGTAGCAGTTGTGTAATTAATAACATAATGAGATAAGTCAAAATCAGGAATAGGTGTCCAAGATAAATGAGCATCACTACCTACAATATTAATTGCAAAGTCTTGAACATCTGAGGGTGGTGCAATAGCACCCACAATATCTCTAGTTGCTGATACATAACTACTCTCAACACCTAATGAATTTATTGCCTTAACTCTTACTGTATAATTTTCTGCTGATATAACATTCAGAACTCTGTGATTTAATTGTACTGTTCCCCTTGCGTGAATAATATAATTAGCATCAGAAGTAAGTTTGTATTCTACTTGGTATTCTCTAACAAATTGGTCAGGTGATGCACCAATAGAAATATCCATAGCGACCATCACAGTACCATCAGCATAAGATATAAGTTGGTCATCTAATGTTAATGATGAGGGTGGTTGAACTGTAAATGGATTAGGAAATGAAGTGTCAGGGATAACAGCTACTTGGTCTTTTTCTGAAAATGTGTACCAACTATCTTGGTGTTCCATTAATGATAAGGCTACTTCAAAATTAGGATTGATAGCCATACCAACAACCCTAAATGGCTTTGCACTAAATCCTGTAATAGAAGAAGTTACAGCAACAATATCGCCTATTGCCAAGTTTAATGCGGTATAATTAGCGGTTAATTCTAATCCTAAATTATTTCTACTTCTATTTAAGATAATCTCACCAAACTCTAATGCTTGATAAGGATTTGTAATTGTAGGTAAATCAATAACTCCTTCTTGTAAGAAGCCACCATCTGCAGCTTTTAAAGTAGAATGGTCAGTATCATAAACAATCGTATCTGATTGATAGTTCTTTTCAGGGTTTATAAAATTAACTTGTACTCTATTATATTTTTCATTTTTTCTTTCACTTGATACTTTAATTCCACCTATGATATTATCTTCGTTTAGTGTTAATACACTAGCACCTGTTGTTTCAACAATCAGTTTATATTTACCTTGTGTATAAGGTAAAAATCCTCTCATACCTTTAAGAAGTGTTCTTGTATTATCAATTAATTTTTGTCCTGTATCTAATACAGCATTACAATCAAATAAATTTATATCACTACCACCTGAATATGGAGTTACTTGTGTTGTTGCAATAGTTGAAGTTGTATAGAAACTAGGAATATCTATATCACCAATATCAATTCCTTTTCCGTATCTTGTATTAGTTAAATAATCTAATAAACACCAAGCAGGATTAGTAGAATAAGCCGCAGTTTGAGCCTCTGAACTTGCATTATAACTTACAACTTTTTTACCTTGAACTACTGCTTGTATTGTAGGAATACCAATATATTTGTCAGCATCCCAAGATATACGAAACGCAATATATGAAATACCACTTAATTTGTGATTAGATGTCCAGTCAGTAAGAGTTGTTAAAAGAGAAGATGCAGATTGTCCATCAGTTCCAAAAAATGGTTGTATAGTAATTGTAGTTCCATATTTACTATCATTAGATGTTATTTGTGTTCCATCAGCTATTCCACCACTAAAAGTAACTTCATTATCATCAACAATAATAGAAGTAATATTATTAATTTCACCTTCACATAAAACTAATGCACCATATAAATATTGATTATCTGTTCCTGATGTTTGTAGAAAAACTCTAGTGCCTCCAACTTTTCTAGTTCCATAAATAACTGGAATATTTGCATTGTTAGATTGTTTATTAACAAGAACACCTTGTGCTTCTGTTTCTTGTTGAAATTCAGGTACCTCAGGTTTAGGTGCCAACCAAGATATAGCTTTAGATATCGCAAAACCACCAATGACTGATTTTATAATTGTTCCTAATATTGGTAAAAAGAAACCCATTATTTTCTACCCCATAAAATATCTTGTACTGTCAAAGCTGCAAATTCCAATCCTTTATCATTAGGAAAATATACTTGTTGGCTACCTTCGTTAGTTCTTCTTCCTGCAATTCTGCTGAAATCAGCAAAATGAGAAGTACAACTTAAAGTTAATCTTCCTGTTTCTGTATCAATACTAAAACTTTCTATAAATCCTGTATCATAATTGAATGTATCTATTAAGGCATCAGTGCTATCTAATAATCCAATATCAATAGTTACTTCATCATTAGATACATTGTTATTTAAAACAATAGATACAAATGCACTATCTACTGCAGATAATTCTATTTGAAAATTACCTACATCTAATTCTGATTTCTCTGCCTTACCACCAATAGATAATAAATGTCCACTAGCAGAATAAGTATTTGAATTATGAGTTATGTCTTTATAATGATTAGTTAGTCTTTGAGGTGTTGGAAAAAGTATTTCTACTAATACGATTGGTTTAATAGACTGATTAGCTATTTCAGATTGTAAACTAGCAGATAATCCTCTAGCCATTATAAAGCCTCAATAAAATCTACTTCAAATCTGTATAGGTCTAAATCACTTGTATTAAACTCTTGTAAATCACTTGTTAATCTTACAGTGAATGAAACATTATCATAAGTTACTGCCTCATCATCAGCTAATGCACTTCTTAATGGTGGTTCTATGGTCAAAGTTGCCGCACCTGCGGAAGCTGTTGCATCACTAACAACCATATAAACTTTTGAATGACCACCAAATTTTATCATATCACCTGCTTTTAATGTTCCAGTCATTCCATCTACATCAATCGTAGTATCACCTGCACTATGAATACCATTTACTAACACTGTTCCTGATACATCACCTTTTGCGTTTTTTAAATCAGGTAATGCAATTTGGAATGTTTCTTTTTGACTTCTTTGCTTCATTATAAAAGCAATTACTGGTGCAAACTCTGCTCTTGTCATAGGTGGATATGTTGTTGAAAATTTAAATCTTTGTCCATCTACTTGAACTGCATACATCTTCCCACTATCAGTGGTAGAAGTAATAGTTTTTTGTTCGGAACTAAATCCGATTGCACTAAATTCAGGTGATGTTGGGTATGTTCCACTCATTAAACTAGAGCCTCTTTTCCTTGTCTATTAAGTGCATCATTAATAACATTAATTATAGTGCTTCGTCTATTTGTTAATAATTCATCAACACCTCTTGCATC